GATACTTCTCTTTACGTCAAATGATTTCTCAGAACTAGATACAGGATTTTCTGTATCATCTGGCATTACGACACGCGCAGAATATTCAGTTACAATACCTGCTTGAGAAATCAGAACTCTTAGTTGATCATTGGTTTTTGCACCAACTCGGAATCCCTCAAGTACGTTTTCGGGAGGAGCATCAACGTTTGTCTGCTCATAAAGATAAAGGTTTCCAGTTGATCCAACTCCAGCAACTCTATCTGTATTAGTGACATCAATAGATTCAAATTCAATAGAGGTCTCTGCAAGTGGAACGTGCTTAGGTGGAATGATGTGAGTGATGTATCCTTGATTATCTTGAGAGAATGCATCAGTTCTAAATCCAACAGAAGTCAGTGCATTTGCACCAAAGTTGGAGTTAGAGTTGGTCAGTGAAATATCACCACCATTTTCAGTTACAAAGTGCTCAGAGAATCCAATCGCAAAGATCGAAACTGCCTGAATAAAGGAGTTATTTGATACTTTTACGTGGAAGTTTCTATATTCTGGTTTATATCTTGCCTTAGAACTATTACTTAAGTTTTCATTACCAGCAACTGTGTTATCATCATATGTTCCAGTTGCAGGAGAGTCCTCGTTATACTTAACAAATGCCTTATCATCTTTCTGAAGTCCAATACCAGTAAATTGTGCAACAACCATGGAACGGAATCCAGTTGCTTTGGATCCATCGGCGTGCATACCACACATACCAAATACAGATCTCAGAGAGATATTAAAGATGTATGGGGATGCTGATGTGACAGTATCAGACGAAAGTGATAAAGTTGATCCAGCAACACTAGGAAGTGCGTTTGTTGGTGCATTTTGTACCTGATACTTAATCTGTGTATCACTTACTTTTTCAGAAACAACAAATTTTCCATTATATCCAGTTGCTACATCACTGACACGGAAAGGAGTATCAACATCAAGACCAGCAACTGCAGAACTTGTGGTTACAGTGATAGTTGTGGTTGCAGTAACACCATCACCTGCTTTAATACTAGAAATTCCTACTTCTTCTCCAGTAGAACCAACAATACGGAATTCATCAATCTTTGGTTGAATATCCAGACCACTTGATGGATAATCTGGTTCAATGGAACGACCAGAAGATTGTCCATATACAAGACCAACCTTCTCATAATACATTTGAAGGTCAGTTCTGTCTGCGGAGTATGTTTGGAAAATGTCATTAATACTGACATTGTTTACTCCATCAGCATACTCAAAACAAGTGAGTTTGTGGTGTGAGAAGTTTGGAACAAAGGTGTTTGTAGTGTAGTCCTTATACACAACACCATTTGGATCACCATCAAACAAACTAAACTGCCAGAGATAGCATCCACCAGTGATTCTGAATACGGAAGATCTTTCAATATTGTCGTTCTCTGGATCGGGAACATACTTAGGTCTAATCTTTGTCTTACGGAGATCCAGACCAACGATTGAAGTTCCTCTAGGAAGAATTACACCACCATGAATACTGTTTAACTTATAGAGTTGATTAGTTGGTGATGCAAGATCTAAGTTGGATGACAAATCAAGTGCAGGTAGATCATCACTGGTTGATCCATTTCTTAATCGATAATTATTACTTCCGTCTGGTATAAATCCTGGTCTGTTATCAACTACATGATCTCCAGGATAAAGGAGAACAGTGGTTTTTGCAAATCTATCATTATTCAATCCTCTCTGATACGAAAATCTTGCTGCCTCAATCAGAGCACGTTGAATCGTTTTGAAGGGACGAGTCAGTGAATTACCCTGGTTTTCGATACTATCTGTCGCATCTAAACTATTCGGATCGACATAAAGAATAGTACCACGCGTTGATTTCAGAAAATTATCTAATCTGGAGAGACCCATCTTATTAGTTCTTATAGTCTGTTACAGATTATTTATCAAACGAAAAAAGGGTAACTCGATAACGAGTTACCCTTTTCGCACTTCCTTCACACCTTTATATATTATCTCTTTTTTTCTTTGATGTCAAGTATATATTCTACTGTATTTGCTACATCATCCATTGCATGTCTTAGGTCATCTTGTTGTCCAGAATGCTGTTCAAGTTTTGTCACACCATTCTTGAACTCTTCACAAAGAGTCCATCTCCACTGTTGCATACTTTTTGAATACCAGAGATTAATCTTCATAATACCTCTATAATAAGCCAACTAACGGACTTGAACCGTTGACCTGAGCTTTACAAAAACCCTGCTCTATCCAGCTGAGCTAAGTTGGCAGTCAATCTACAGGCAATAGTTCTGGATTTTCTAGTTCCAGTTCATACATCATCGGATGACATTCTTCCATCATCAAATACATTGATGCACGGTACATATCTTCCGCAGTCCACCTGCGATAAGAATTTGCTAGTTGTATTACACTTGGATTTTGTCTAGCAAGTTCAGGGAGTTCATCAAAAGTAAATGGAATATTCTGAATCAAATATAACAATACTAGATGATCTCCCTCATGATCATACCAAGCATATTTCGTGTCTATGCGGTATTTCATGGGTTTATCGGATACCCCACCTATATTTAGGGGGGTAATGGGAGTGGGGGGACTTGAACCCCCACGAACTTAATGTTCAACAGATTTTAAGTCTGGTGCGTCTACCGATTCCGCCACACTCCCAAGGAATCACTCCCCTTTCCAGATAGGAGGGTGAAACGTGCAATATTCGTTAAAGGTGATTTTCATCTCCTTGTTGGTCAGACCCGCATTCTTTGCTGCTTTGGGTAAATTCCATTTCGCTGCGAACAACATTTCCATAGATTGTCGGGTTTCTGGTCTCATAATCGTAGCACTCTAGAATTTTTTTGTAAAGATCTGACGAATAGTAATTCATAAAAAAGTAATAGGGTCAAAAATTTTGGGGAATTTTTTTTCGACCTTTTTTGGAATTAAAAGTCGTTTTTGGTCAGGGGGTCAGCATACGCAAGTGTGTCCTCGTCCAGGTTATCACGACACAGTTCTAACACTGCCATGAACTGATCCACGGTATCACAATCCACGACACGTTCTTCACCTTCATTGGAATACAAAAAGAACTTACGGGACACGGGATCCACGACGCATCGGGTCAGGTACTCGTCTTGCATGGGGTTCGTTTGATTACCTGCTTATTATAGGACATCCAGGGTGTGGTGTCAACTGTTCCCTTCCTTGACTGAGAACACAGAGGTCACACCCACGGCATCTTGTAATATTCTAAACGTCATAATATTGTATTGGGAACTACTGTAAACATTATTTGTTCCATGTACCCAAGTAAGATATTTCACAGGACCACCATTAATCGTATAAGTGGTGCCTGCACTAACATTAGTAGATCCACTAGGACCAGATCCAAGTCCAATCACAGATACGGTACATACTCTAGATGTTTCTAACGATACATTGGTAAACAGATACCGAGGCATTGTACCAATTGTTCCAATAGCCACAGTTTCTTGTGATACATCAATTGTGATATATCCATTGCTACCAATATCATTTAATGCCACGGCATTATTTGTGGGCATCAAAATTTTATCATGAGGTTTCACTGTTTGATAAGATCCACCAAAGGTTGCGACACCAACAGTTGCGACACCAACAGAAGCAAATCCTACTTGAACACCGGTTGCATCGATATCACCATGAACTTTTAATTGAAAGTCTTCTAATGCTGTTCCAGCAATACCAACATGTTTAGTGGTATGAATACCAATTTGAGTTCCACCATCAACAGGGGTATAAACCCAGGTGCTTCCTCCACCAACTCGGTTTTCTTCTATTGGAATAACACCATGACGCAATCGTTCATCGACAAGCAAGTCATATGTTGTTTGTCCGACTGATATTCCGTTGTTTGTGATTGAAGTGTCTATAACATAAAGATATCGTGACATGACTTATCTCCTACTTATTAATACTGTAAATTGAATTGTCACCTGGATAGTCATCTGGTGATTGTCCTTCATACTCTACGATCAGTTTCTCACCGTCTTTTCTTTCTGCATGAACGAGATAGAAGCAATCAATATCAGTTCCATTTCCTGATCTAACTTTTACTCTTGTTCCCCATTCAATACCATCAATAATCAGATCTTGTGATGTCTTGATTTGAGTCAGAGTTACCGTAATCGTCTCTGCATCAACCAGACCTCTCCAATACTCAGGCAATTCGATAACATTCTTACCTGTTAGTCTACCTCTGTAATAAACACCAGACTCTGGTCCCTCTAAACATACATGACGAAGACGATATCCTTTCTTAGTTGGGTGAGGGATATCAAATGGTTTTCTAGTAGTCAGTGTAATACCAGCAGCACTTACTTCAGTGGAAAATACACCAGTATTGCCAGTAAGCACCTGGTTTATTGTAAAGTTATCAATCTGTGCGTTGTGATGCTGAAAGGGCAGACATGCATCTTTAGGATACGTTTTTTCGTCTTTATTACCAAACCAGATGTATTCCAGATCGGTCATTGCACGACCCCAACTACCTGCTTTTTTCTCGCAGTCTTTACCAGGGGGAATATCTCTTTGTACAAGTTCTAGTGGGTTTGGTTCTGCCATAATTAACCTCCAGATTGTAAGTATTCTGAGTTGTCACCTGGATAATCGGCGGGTGACTCACCTTCATATTCTGCGATATTTCTTTCGCAGTCTTGTCTCTCTCCGTATATATGATAGAAACAATTGATTGGCATACCTCCCATTGCTTGAAGATATACTTTTTCCTCATCAATCCTTTTTACAATTACGTCTTGATGAGCACCAATAGGAGTTAGATTGACTGTGATTGTAGTCCAGTCAACCAAATCTTTCCAGTACAGTGGTAATACGATCTCAGTTTTGTTTGTTACTCTACCCCTACAATACACATCAGCACTTGGTGCCTCTGGTGCAACATAACGAAGTCTCCATCCTTCTTTTGATGGGTGCTTGATATCAAAGTCTTTCTTTGCAGCAAGAACATGACCTCCGCAGTTAGACATCACATGTCCTTGAGCATAAACATTTTGACCTACATTAATAGTTGCATTAGTGTCAATTATGTCATAGAAAATTGCGGGTCCAGACACTGCAATTGAGTATGGATTGTTAATACCAGCGCATGTTCCTCCAAAAGCCTTGGGTGTTGGTGAATCATCATTAGCAAGTGGTGCAACCATCAAAGTTGCATAGGGGATTACAAAACTTGTTGGTTTCCCAATGACAACAGGACCTTCTATACCAGCAGACCCATTAATTCTGCTGACACCTTCACCAATAGCAGGGAAGATACCAGTTCCAACTTTAAGTTGACCACCAATATTGGTGTCATCTAAATTAAATGTCATCTTACCTCCTATACTTGATTTTGTTGTTGTTGATATCTTTGACCACCAACTTTGGAGTCTTTAACTGCAACCGCATCAGTCACACCTGAAATAATATTACCATATAAGTTAAGACCAGCATTTCCAATTGCCTCAGTAATACCAGATGACATCATCTTGGTATTATTTTTTGAGTTCATGATGATTTTCTTTGCATCACCACTAATATTTTCACTAGCAGTCAACTTGATATTGCCTTCAGCAGTATCTTCACCGACAGCAACTAACTCAATGTCATTTGCTTGTAATCTTATTTTACCATTAGTTGCAATAATGTCAATATTGCCGTTTTTGGCATTGATCATTACAGAATCTTGAGTTTTCTCCCTATTACTTCCACATTCAACTTGAAAGCATCCAGGACCCATGAAGGTTGTCCACCCAGGTCTCTGACCATCCTTATCCATGGAAAAGAAATGCTCACCATCAGAACAAAGCACTGCAAAGTCAGAGATTACATCAGAGTTTTTGTGAATTTTCCCTGTGTAAATCGCAGCATGGTCTGTGCTAGTTTTTGATCCAGTATAGGTCTTCTTTAGGTTATTGCCTCCGTCCCTATCACCACTATTTCGTGTAGTTGACATCTTTAATACTTAGAGTATGAACTATTTAACACCTCAGATGAGGTTATCAGGGATGTTAAGAGTAGGATTATTTCTACTCACCTCAGTTCCTGTTCTGAGGATTGCGGAAGATTCTACTGTCTGACGGTTCAGGATGCTCTCTTGTAATGTTGCATAGACGGGAACAAGTTGACCAATGGTCTCAGAAATACCAGCATAAAGATTGCCATCTTTTGCAAATACCTGACCATAGTATGGTTTTCCATTGACATATCCAGTTTTTCTAATACCAGGAATGTCTACAACCTGCAGAACCGATTCATCTGGTAGGATGTTTTCAGGAACAACAACAACTTCAAATACAGGTCTCCCTCTAAATCCTAAACCAGTATCAGATGTTGGATAGATGTTGGGGAACTCAGTGAATCCATAGAATGGTCCTGGTGCAGGAACTTTGACACCAGTTGCATCTTCTGAAATTGAACCACCAGAAGGAACAAGAGGAATTAGGACTCCAGTGTCATCAGCAACTCCAATTTGACCAGGTAAATCTTTTACCTGAAGGATTTGTGTTTCAGTATTTCCTATGATATCAAATCCTGTTGGACTACGATCAGGAGCTCCTGATCCAGGATCATCAGTCCCCGGAGTTGGTGGTGGAATCTCTGGTCGTGTTGGAATTGTAGGAATTTTGGTGATTCTTCCAAATTTATCTAGTTCTGGTTCAAATTCAATTGGAGGTCTACCAGGAACTTCAACAATAACTTTATCTCCAGGTTTATATCCAATACCAGGTTTATCTGGAATAATATTAACCAACTGAAGTGTTACTGGAATTCCTTTCCCACCACCCGAAGGGGGTTCTGGTGGTGGATGTCCATTTCCTGGTTCTATAACCTCAATTCTTTCAACAAAACCAGTTCCCTCAATCACCTTAGGACATGGTGGCGGAATAATCATTGCAGATGCACCAACAGGATTTGATGTCCATGGAGGACTTTCTGAACTGACTATTGTAAGTTCTTTAGTAATCTTAAGTGCAACCCCAGAAGGATTGCTGTTAAAAATATTTCTGGGATTTGGAACATTTGTAAGTTGAATCTCTACATCATAAGTCCCACGACTTAATTCAACATATCTCTTTCCAGGTTCCCCTCTGAAAGATCTTACTTCTTGAACTTCTTTTCCACCTATAAAAAGTTTAGCAATGTTATCTGCTTGGAATGCAATATCATATCTTCCATTTTCTGAGAACTTTACACCACTCCATTTAAGAGTGAATGTTCCATTAATGTTTGGATTATCTACATTAAGTGGTGGTGTATATGGAGAGACACTAATCTTATTCATCAGTTCACTCCAAGCAGGATGCTTAAAGTTGAAAAGTTCTGGTCCAGTGTAAGTTACTCCACCAATCACAGTTCCACTTCCTAATCCTGATTCCTTCTTACCGACAACAAACTTCGCCTTATTTCCTTTTAGATCAAAGAATCTACCCTCAGATGAACTAATGACAAGATCTTTCCAGTCATTATCAGTGTGTTCCTCCATTTGAACGACTGTTTCTCCAGCATTTCTAAGTCTTATATTAGGTTTAGATCCACCACCACCGCCGGTGCCAGACACTTTAACAGTTTTGGTATCATTACCTTTTGTGCCTCTTTGTCTGAATGTAGTACCTGCCACTTTCAGAGTCCCAACGGAAAGTCCAGAAATACTTGGTTTATCATCCCAACTAAACTTCAAAGTAACGTCGCCTTTACCTTTCACAATCAACTCACTTCCATCACCATTGAATTTTGCATCGACTCCAGGAGATGTTGATTCAATTTTTAACGTAGCATTTACGTCAAAACCATTAGTAGCATCATCATCAAATTCAAGTTTGTTTCCTCTAACTCTTCTTCCTGATGTAGAAGATGCACCTTGAACAGTTATAGGATAATTTTTACTACCACCACCCTTTGCATTACTATCAAAGACTACATCATATACCTTCCCTGCTTCTAAAGTTTTAGTGACAGATTCATTTAGTTGTGGTCCTCCATAACTTTTACCAAAAGAAAACTGACCAACAAAGTTAACTGAGTTTGCAAATTTTGCAGCAGTTGTGACTCTAAATTTAACATCAACTGTCCCAGCGGTGTTATCTAATCTCTTTTGCCATTTCTGAGTATTGAAGAACTCTCTGGTAACCTTCTTTCTCTTTCTTTGATCTTGATTCTCTATTTCTAGAGTTACCTCATGATTTCCCTCAGTGATTTTTCTCTTTACAATTTCAGGAGATTGTTTTTTAAATCCTCTAAGTCTATAAACCTCCTGACCATCAATTAAAATTCTTCCTTTGTTATCACCCGTGCCTTTGAATCCATAGAATCCATCGTAGGGGAAATCAACCTGCCAAGTATTAGAGTAGACAATTCCACCACCACCATCACTATTTGGAAGAGATAATGGTGGCAACGGAGACATTGCAAATCTATTCGTAAATTTACTCCATGCAGGGTGAGTTACAGGCCACCAACTTTCAGATCCACCAGCAAATCTAGATGACCATAATGGATTGTTAGGACATCTACCCTCTTGTTCTACTGGAGGTTCTTGTGGGATGGGAGGGAGAGGTGCATCAATTGTGAAAGCAGCACCCATTGGATTTTGTTGCCAACTTCTAACAGATATTCTTGGTTCTTCTGCTACCTTGGCTTTGATATCAATAGCAAGTGCCATCGGGTTAACACCCTTGACCTTTGGTTTTTGTTGATCTGTTATCTTAGTAATAGTAAGGTCTGCATTCTCATCAAATCCATTACTAATGTTATCATCATACTCAATTGTTTGTCCTTTGTTTTTAATTCTAGAACCAGTATCTCTGTTTGAGTTAAATGTCTGAATCAAATATTCTCTGCCAGCTTCAAAAAATGCTGATCCGTTGATAGTTTCTTTTTCTTTCAGTCGTCTTCCATCTTGACTTCTTCTCAGTTCAACAGAGTCTTTATCACCTTTTCCTATTTTAATTTTAGATGCAAATACTCCAGAATTTCCTGGATCATCATCTGTCCTCAGTCTGAAATGAATTTTTGCAGAACCAGTTCCTTCAACCTTCAGGAATTTTTGTCCACCTCTTTCAATGAAACGTGCAGTAACATCAGGTCCACCTGCTCTTCCATTTTTGTCAAACGAAAAGACTCCCCCAGGTATTTGAGTTAACTCAGTTCTAATTCTATACTTTCCTTTCTTAAAGAATCTGGTATAAGTTTGTTTATTCATACCATTTTCAATGATTACTTCATCACCACCTTTCTCAATATCTTTCAGTCCATTGCCTATTCCCATTTTACCAGCACCTTCACGGTTACCAATGAATATTTTTACACTATCATCAGCATCAACTGTGATCTCATAGTTTCCATCATTAGGGAAATCAATGTGCTCCCAACGGATGACATGAGTTCCTGCATAAGGATTATTATCTAATGGTTTCTTAGTATCAAAAGGACAAACTCCATTTTCACTAAGGAATCCACTTCTTCCATATACATTTGTTCTCCAGAGTTTTCTGTCTGCCTTGTTAATGTAATCTGCAGTATTAAAAATTGTCTCAGTTTTTTGACTTGACGTAGATTTACCACCATCTACTCTAGGAGCATTTCCTTCAACTTTGAATGTCAAATCATAAGTGGATCCACGTCCATCAGCTCTTCTTTTATTGGATGGAGTAAACTCTCCAGTTCCACAACGAATCTGCATATCATCATTATCATTCGATGATGTAGTGATATCAGCAAAGATAACATCAGAAGCACGACTGCTTTCTATTCCTTTACCACCTTTCGTGAATGATCCCCTTTTGAGGCACCCTTGCTCTAAAGAAAGTGAACTCTTTTTACTCCTAGTAAGTGAAAGTGTTTTAGTTTCTTCTCCCTTATGCTTTCTTTCTTTTCTCCAGGTCACCCCTCCAATTGTAATTGATCGGACAGCTTCACCAGCATAATTTGGGTTGTCATCATACTTAAGTCTGATGCTGACATTACCTTTTCCTTTTGTTAATAATTTTCTACCATCATCGGAGAATTTAGCACTTACTCCAGGGGAAGTTGATACTATAGTAAACTTGACGTTAGCATCACTACCCTTACCATCTCTTAATTTTAATGTATCATTTTGATTTGTACTATTCTTACCCGAAACCTCAATTCTACGATTTGATGAATTTAATTTCTCAAATTCTATTGGATATTCATATTCACCTGAGTCACGTCCACCACTGGTGGCTGCTTTCACTCTATAATTTGTGTTAGGTAAAACATTCTCTGTTCTACTATATGAATATTTGCCACCACTGGTTTTTCCTGGTCTGAATGTAAAAGAATGTTTTCCATCTTCAGAAGTGAAGACATATGTAATTAACTGGGTGCTTTTGTTGCCTTGACCATACACATCAAATTTGACAGGAATTTTACCTCCTTGTTTGGGTTTTGGTTTTTCTTTGATTGGAATATTAAAGAGTTCTACTTTAATTTCATGAACACCTTTTTCAATATATTTGGATACAACTTTTACAGGATCTCCTTTAAACCTTTTCTCTTCTAAAATTAATTCATTATCAATGAATATTCTTCCAATGTTATCCGCCATTCCACGGAACTTGTAGTCTCCACTAATCGGAAAATCTTCTTCCCATATAAAAGTGGCTACACGACCAGCATAATCAGTACCAGGAACATTAGAAGGTGGAGTTGGTGAAATCGCATAACGATTCATGAAACTATCTTCTATTACCTTTTTCTGTTTGGTTGTTGGTTTAAAATCTTTGCCACTTTCAAACTTATATGTTAAAGCATATATACTGCGCTTGTCAGATTTTATCTTATTTGCCTTAAATGTACCTTGAGTTGCTCTAACTTGTAAGTCGTCATTATCATTTGCAGACTTAAGAAAATCAGCAAAAATTACAGATCCTGTTGTATTCTCTTTAATTTCCTTTGGCTTTCTTCCGATACCAGCAACAAGACCTTGTTCAACTCCTTTTCCTTTGTACTTACCACTAGCAACAACGTTGTATACAGTGTTCCTTTTTACTTTTCTCTTGACTTTAGTTTTTCTATCCTCTTTAAACTCAGGTGCTTTAAACTGAAATTTATGACTACCGTCCTCTGAGGTAAAAGTAAATTGCAAGTCTCGGTCTGCCTGATTTCCCCCTTGAGTATAAACTTCAAATTCTAATTCTTCAAGTTGATCATTCTTAGTAGGTGGTCCCTTTACCTCAACAATCTTTCCACCCCATGCCCAGTGCTGAACATCATGCTTTACTCGATCAGTCTTTTCTCTGAAAGCAACTTCCAGAGGAGTTTCTTTTCTAGTGTGCCACCAAGGTTTTGTAAGTTGTTTTAAAAAATCTTGATAGTCTCTAATCTGTCGTTGAATCGGACTCGATTCTAGTGAGGCAAATAAATTAGGATCCCAATCACCAAGTTCATTACCATCTGGTCCAAACCTTTTACCATAACCAGAAAGAGTAAAAGGAGGAGTCAAGTCATAAACTTCAAAGTCATCTTCTTGATCATAATAAATCGTCGTGGGTTTAGTATTACCAAGATAAGTTTTTAATACAGTACCAACACCTCTTCTACAAGAGTCAAATAGTCTTGATTGTGGTGGTGTTTTATATCCAAACCCACCATCAGTTACGATTGCTGCAAGGACAGATCCGTCTGTACCAATTACAGGAACAGCAAATGCACCAACACCTCCACCACCACTGATGAAAATCTTTGACTCACATGCATTAGGAGCACCATCTGTCTTTAGTCTTTGACCACCACGTCCACCAAAGGTTACTGGAAGACCTCCCTCTCCACCAGCAAAGATTCCCTTTCCATTGATAGTTAATGGTTCTTTGTCAAGAAAAACTGGTGTGCCACCTGTTCCGCCAAGGAAAACAGGAACCCCTCCAGTTGCTCCAGACTTAACTCGGTTTCCACCAGATGTAAGATTTTTCCCACCAGCAGTTACAGGTCTACCACCACTACCACCAGCTGTTAATTGAGTTCCACCAGATGCTCCTACTTTAACCTGGTTTTCTCTAGGTATTCTTGTTCCAGTGACGAAATCTTTATTACCAGATACAACAATCGGACGAATCCCCGCACCATATGCAGAAACATCACCATTGGCAACATCAAGTGGGTTAAGTCCTTTGATTCCCTCTTCACAAGGACCACCCTCATCTGGTGTTATATCTTGAACAGTTAACTTATTAACTTCATTAATCGTTAAATATCTTACTCTATCTCTCGTCTCTAAAATAAAAACAGCACCAGGATTTTTGGAAGCATGTACGTTAGCTTCATAAATCGATTTGCCAGTAAGATATCCCCTGTCGGGATCAATATACCCAACACGAATACTATTTCTAGTTGCAGAATCGAAAATGTTAAACGACATATCTTGTTATATGCTGCCCTTCTGGGTAATGGTATTTATTATGAAATATCAAGAGCATCATCAAGACCAGACCTATCTCCCGCTTCAGCTCTTGCCTGCTCTGCAGCAAGTGCTTTTTCAAGAGCAGCATCTTCTCTTGCCAGAACATCTTGTGTATTTTGATCAAGTTCAAGAGTTGACTGTGATTTATCTGGTTCTAAGTATGGAGTTGTCTTTGGTGCATCTGATATTTCAGTAGCATCATCAACACCATTTTCAATAGACTTACTACTTGGTTTTTGTGGTGGGGGAGTTTGGTCTCCACCACTACAGAATGTATATGTATCGGATTCTGCAGGGGTTGGTTCTGATTCGCATGGAAAAACATTTAATTGGAAGTTAAAGAAATCAAGAGCACCAGTCATGCTTCCAATAACATCACCGATTTGATTTGTAATCTGCGATTCAAATCCAGTGATACCAGCTAACATCTCATCCATATCTTCAAGATATGCATTAAGATTATCTACAATAGCATTGTTAGAAGCATCAATTTCATCCTTATTCAAAGCTATGACTTTTGCAACTATTGCCTCTGCTGCACACATTGGAACTTGAGGATTTGTTGGAGCATTTATGATGCCCTCAGGATCTCCACTTTCGTTTGCATCAGTAATCGATTTTAGTAATTCATCTGGTTTGATTGCATCAGAAACAGCACCAGCAATTTGATCTTTAAGAGCACCAGTCATCTTATTATACATGCACAACATTTGTTCTGTGAGTTGCTGCACCATATCTTTGAACTGAAATCTCATGCTGGATGGTAGTGCAGCAATAATCATATTGAAACCTTGATTCATTATCTTCAATGCAAACTCTTGAATCTTATCAAGGATTGGTTTCATGAACTTAGAAATCTCTCTAGAAGCAGTTTGAATTAAATTTTGAATTGTTTCCTGTGCATCTGATACACCACTTGTAATCGCATCAGCATAGCTTTGGAGAGATTGTAAGATAGTATCAATTCTGTTTGTAAGATTTTCAATGACAGTCTGTATACCCTTTAGAGAAGAATTAATAAACTCTTTTGGGTCTGGTTTCATCAGTGCAATTTTTTCCTCACACTTTGCTTGTCTTTTAGAATCAGATACGTTTGTTTGTTGAATACCATCTGCGTTTTCATTAGATGGTGGACCTTCAGCAGGTTCTTGTAGGGAAAGGTCATCATCAGGTGGAGTCTCTCTTGCAGTTCCTGATTTTGGAGTTGTTCCTTCAGAGTATCCACTCTTAGCAATAACACCAGGTTGTGTATCTGTGACAGTATCTGCGACTGTGCTATTCTTTATTGAAGTGACTGTCTGAGAGTTATTACCAAGGACTCCCATAATAACAGGAACTTGTTGATCCTGACCATCAAGGAAAAATCCGAAGACCATGTTTCCTTGACGGAGTTTGGTTGAATCCATTGCTCCTGCTTGACCACCACCGGCAGTAACAGGATACATTACCTGTGCCCATGGCAATTGATCAGATGGGATAGTCGTTTCGCCCTGGTCATGAAGACCAATAATTCTTACCTTATACCTTCTACCCCATCCAGGAATGGAAGTCCTATCTTCATATTTTCCAGAATTTATGTTGTCTCTCCATGTGGAGTCGTCAACAATCTGACCGACCCACCAAAGGAAAGATCCGCCTAAAAATCCAGGATTAAATAGTGATCCTCCTTCCATAATCAGTCGTCATATACCAGACATTCTGGTTCAGATGGGTTTTGATCACAGAACAATTCAAGATAGCTGGGATCGTGATGATCACCTGCTTCAATCTCTTTCTTGTGATGTTCTGCGTATTCTTCTAAATCATGCAACTCACCTTCAATGTGACGACGCATTTGTGGATTGGTTGTTGGATCTTGAAGGATTTCCTTGTCCTTCTCGATATGCTTCTCGATACTTTCCATAGTTGATTAGGGTGCGGGTTTTCTTCCGATAGAATCTCTTGATAAATTACACCTTGTGAATGTAGATTTAGCAGTTATTGTATGGCAGATATCAGTTATAATATATAGACCACCATCTTGGTCGTCTGGAGTTTCAGTCCTATTATCACTGAGACCAGGTACATCTAAGTGTATCATATCTCCTGCATGGAGTGCAAAGTTACCAGGGATAACAATGTCTGCCTGGGAGGAGAAGAACTGATTATATCTCATCACTGCTTGGTTTTCAATGTCAGCACCTTTAAAGTTTTCTTCTGCTGACTTATCAATCTGTTGCTTTGTATCTCCAGTAGGAAGAGTGCCTTTATCTAATAAACGATAGGTAGTCCTTGTATAGTCTTCATTCTTTCCTTCTTTATCAAACTCTTTATTTCTAAGAGTCTTTGATAATGGCAGACCGTCTCTACCAGCATTCTTTAAATCACCTTCAGTGTCATCTGTTCTTGGATTGATAACCTCATAGTAACAAGTAAATGGATCAAATATAACTTGTCGAGTTGACAACGCACCCATCTTCATTTTTTCTTGTACATTTACATTATCTTTCTTATTATACTTCAATGTTTTAAAATCCTTTCCCTCTGGCATATTTCCACCAGCAGTATCGGGAGATTCGTTATAAATTGTTTTTGCTTTTGGTTCTTGATCTAACAAACCATCAATAGACTTAAAGAAAAATCCTTCAGAAGTTTCATAGAAAAAATATCCAGCAGTGCTTCCAAGAGTTTGACTCTCTGACGAAACTGCTTTCTTACAAAGAGTATTGATTGTATAAAATGGTTTTTTGATGCCTGGTATGTAAGATATTTCGTTCACCGTTGGTTCTATCTCAACTGTTTTGTCACTCTCAAGAGTTTCCTCAACAATCTTCTTTATTGTATCTGATATCTTTCCATCATACCTTGCTTTTGCTCTCGTCTTTTCATTCATGATAAACTCTTTTGAAACAAGACTGATACTCAATATTGACTTCTGAGTTTTATTCTCAATTGGAGTAACTTTATTCACATACAAAGTAACTTCAAGTTTATTTTCAGCATTATCTTCAAATGCCAACTCAACCCTTTCTTCTCCTACAAGTGGTAGTCCATCTCTGACACTCTTACCATCAATACTGGCACCACTATCAATGAATGTATAGTTTGCAATAACACTATCACTCATGATACTTTCAGTATAAGTTAACTGCACAAAACCACCACGCAGATCTACAGCTTTTCCACCTTGGTTGCTGTTTATTGTTGCTTTAGTTACTTCTGCTGGTTCTGAACCTTTTGATGCTATCTTGACTGACATTCTTTAACTACCTCTTCTTATATTTAACCTTGGAAATCCAAGAACTCAAACGGATCATGACTAGAACCACCAGACATTGCCATCATACCACCACCAGATGATTGAGGTGACTCTTCTCCTTGTTGTTGTGGTGGATCTACAACTACAACAGTTTGATCTGCTCCTTGTTCATATGATGCATAACCAGATACTCCTGCAATCTGTCCAGCAATTTTTCTTATCTCCTCAGGTGTAGATGCTGCGTTTAATCTTGCAAGAGTTGCTGCACCCAATGATTTTGAAGTATTCTCATCAAGCAGAGACTGACCTGGGAGAATCTTAAGCATCTCCTCTCTATTGGAGAGTTTAGTTCCTGCATGAGATCTTCTTGCAGATAAAACTTCCTTCACTTGAGTATTACTTAACCAATCATCTTCAGAAGATTGTGCTCTGTTTTGTAGTAATCCAAAGTGTAAGTGTGGCACTTTATTAGCAACACCCATGGCACCAATTGGTTGACCAGCTTTGATTGCGATGCCTGACTGATTAGCAACACCCTCAACTAATGAAGATAAGTGTGTTCCATATGCAAACTTGATTTTTTTACCACCATATTCAAATGGACTTGCTAATGAAATTAAGAAAGAATGTTGTGGTTGATGTCCGGGTTCATCTGGATTTGAATCATCTTTCCAACTTGTATGACCAGTTTCTGCATATAGAATAGTTCCATCTACAGGAGAAACAATAGGATCTCCAGTTCTTCCAATAATATCAAGACCACTATCTGAGGCATATCCTGTGCTTCCAGGAACTCCTGGTGATGCACCAGGAGTTGGATCAGATAGACCAAACTGTCCAGCAACTGGAGAGGTCATTCCATCACTTCCAATCTCAGGATGTGGAACAGTGACTGCACCTGATGCTACTTCTAACTCCCCACCAGATTTTTGTGCTCTAAAGTTAGCAGCAATCAAATCAGTATACTTAGTTCCTTTTGTTCCAAATCCATCCTTACCGACTACTCCAGTAGTGATCCAACTTTCTGCACCACCCATTCCTTGGTTGTGGGCATACCCAAGAATTTGTAACTTTCTTTCTACACTAGAGTCTTTATATGTTGCATTACGCATCAAATATCTATGATTGGCAACTGTAAATCCAGTGAATACAGTTTCTTGTAGTTCTGGATTTGCTCTGTACTTTGCTCTTACTTCTGCATTGGGATCGTCAGAGTGTCCAGGATCTGAGACACCAGCAATTCTTGATCCATCTATCTTAGCAGCTTCTCCCATTTGATAACGACCATCATAATGATCTCCAGATCCACCATAGATATCATACTTTCCTCCAGATTCTATGAGAGCAACTGTGTTTCTGAATAGATCCCACTGCTGAGCATCAGCACCAATCTCTTTATAAAGATCACTTGCTGCTACAGCACCAGTTGCAGTGCCAGGTGCAGTTCCTGTTTGTGATCCTGGAGTTAATGCACCAGTTGCAGAATCTCTGTCTCCTGCCTCAGAACCTGGACCAGCAGTTGATCCATCTTTAGATTCAGTTCCTGTTGTAGCACCTGGAAGAGTTATAGCATTGAACTTAGTCTGCAAGAATCTTCCAAGAGATCTAGAAGTTTCCATTGGATCATTCAGACCAAGACCAGATGCTTGTACTTCTCCACCAGAGTTATACTTCATGATGAATTTTTCATAGTCACCAGAAGATTTTGTTTCTCCAGCTGCACTGAGCATAGAGAAATTAGTCAAGGAGTTTGATATTGCTTGGAATGCATTGGGATCTGTATCATTGCCAAGCAGTTTATCAGCAGCAAGTGCTAATGCTGGTCCAATGATGGGAACCTTAGAGAATGCCTTACCAGACTTTTCAACAAAACTCAAAGCAGAGGGATCACCTACCTTAGATAATCCACGACCCTTTTCTTTGTCAGCCTTAGGTTCTGATATTCTAACATCATCTTTCTTCAGAAGTTTCTTATTAACATCTTCCTCTACGGAACCACCTTCTTCATATCCACGAACCACTCCACCTTTAGTTTTTGCTTGAACCTTAGGAACTCCTACAATCCTATCAAACAACCATCCACCAAGGAAGTCGCCAAACTGAGCACCAATAATAGATCCAAAAGTTGCACCAATGGCACCACCTAAAGCAGTTCCCAAGAATGGAACAATACTTCCAGCAGCTCCTGCTGCCATACCACCAAGTGTTCCTCCTGCCCATGCTCCAATACCTGCGCCAAC